TTTGATGTCCTCTCTAGCTCTATAGCAGTTAAGTAGCGCATTTGCGAGCGTGTCAAGCGGGAGGAGGTCAATGCTTCCTTTAAGGCCGCCCTTTTCGCTGAAAGCCATCCACTTATCGACTGGAATAAGCGCATTGTTGTCGCCCTCCGTAAGAAGCCGTTGCAGCGCAGGCTGGCTGGCGTCGTACACGCCACGCACTCGCAGCGCCTTCACCAACCCGTCAATGCGGTCGGAAAGGATGTCCAACTCCATTGCTTGATCTTGGTACAGCACGAAGTCAGGGACAGGTACGAGCGTGTCGCTCGTCGTCGTGGCGTACAGCGGCTTCGGGCAGGGGAAGAATCCCTCTAACCCAAGGGGATCATCGCGTACGTCAATGAACTGCCCCATGCCCTTGCTGAACCAGTAAACCTTCTCGGTTTCCTTGTCCCAAAGCTCACAAATCTTGGCGCGGTTGTACGAACGCTTGGATTCGTTGTAGGCGTTGAGCGGTTCTGGGCCTTGGTCAAGCGGTATGCGGCGGGCTACGTCCTCGCCAAATCGCTCCTCAAGCGCCTCACGGGTCATATACACCCAGCGCCACACGCAGGTGACTTCCTCCCACGTACGGGCCTGTGCGTGGCCGAAATCGCGCCAATGGACGTAATCCACCGGGGCGCATTCGTACTCAATACGCTCAAGGTTTGGCGGTGCGCCTTCGCCCTGTTCGATGTTGCTGGTAATCAGCAAGCCGTCATCTTCAAGGCCAATCGGGGCAACGTGCGGTTCATAACGCACCCACGCCGTACCGCGCCCACCGAGGAAGCGATCCTCTACGCAATAGGACATGGTTGAGCGGTAGTCGGGATAATGCTCAATTTCAAAGTCGATGGCGCGTTCAATTAACTGCGCGGCAACACGCCCAACGGGGTCGTTGTCACCAAAGCGACGGGAAATGTCAGCCTTCGGGAGCTTGGAATAGACGGTCGGGCGTAGCGTCTGGATGTTGCTCCAGAGGATGTTGAACTTGGCTGATTCGGTCATCGTCTGCCCACGGGTATCGTCCCGGTAGCGTTTGATGATTTTCTTGGTACGAGCCGTCCACTTGGCAAATTCGTTGTCGTAAGCGCCAATAATCCGCAGGTACTTGTTCAGTTCGTTATCGACCAGTTCTTCCATCACTCTTTCCCCTTATTGCGGGCGCTGATCGCTCGGGCCTTGGCCTTGGCATCTTCTTTAGACGATGCGCCCCAAGCGCGTAGAGCGAGTGCAAGGCGTGTTGGCTTGCCGCTACTGTCTTTCATCGGCCCCGCCATGTTGCCCATGCGGGCGAGGAACGACGCACGGCGCGGGTTATCGCCAGCCTTGACCGGGGGCTTGAGCGTGCCGCCTGTCTCACGCTTATACGATGCACGGCCAGCAGCGTTCAGCCCGCCACGCGGATTCTGTCCGGCTTTACGCTGCCACGCTGCGCTCATGCGTAGCCCTTGTTCTTCGGTTTGGCGGTCTTGGCAGCTTCCTTGAAGTCGCCAGCGGTCGGGCGTCCTGCCTCACCGGGGCGCTTCATGCGCTCGCCAGAGCCAGCCTTAATGCGCTCTTGTTTAGCAAGAATGTTGGCATATAAGCCTGCTTTTCTCATGCCCATGCCCTCACAGGGTTATTTGGCGGATCAATGACTATTTTGGCAATTTTATCAGCGTCAAAACTGCTTGCATCTATGACACGCAAATTAGCGTGGAATCCGCCGACGCTTTGCACCCAACTTAATTGACCTTCGTCGGTCTGGATCGTCTCGCCGGTCGGCTTGTACACCTCACCGATTACGTCGAGGGCGTACTTATGGCCGTCGGTAACGTGCCAGCCCTGATCGCCTTCGGTCACAACGCCTGCTGCCTCTAATACGTCGTAGAGGGCTGTGGCGTCGGCTGCTTTGAGGTAAAGGTCGATCATGCTGTCAATGCCTGTAAGGTGCCGTTCGGAAGGCGGGTGGGGTAGTAGGCGATGCGTTGGATGTAACCGTTGAGGTTTCGTGCGCCGTCTGCGCGATTGCCGATTTGTGCTTGGTTGACTGTGGGGATCGTGCAACCCGTGTCGGGCGTTTCGGCGCTGCCGTTAAACGATGCGTTAGAGTCGTTTAGTTTGTACGCCATAATTTCTTTTTGTGGCACATTAATGGGAGCCACAATGGCAGCAACCCATTGCGCTTGAATTCCTGCTTGAAGAATTTGAGCAGACCCAGAATTTGGAGACGCCGTATAAAGTTCAAGTGCTTCGGCGGTTGTTCCGTCGCTTATGCTAAAAACACGCCCTATTGTGCTATTAGTTGATGCTGTTCGCATAAACTGCCCGAACAACGTTCCCTCACTCGCGTTGTACCACGACGAGAAGTTAGTCCCCGTCATGCTGGCGACATCGGCGTTGCGGGTCAGCGCGGTGGTGGTTGTGGGGATGACGCTAGTGGCAAAGGCTCCCAGTTCCAACTGCGGCAGGCCAATGCGAAGGGTAAAATCTACTGCGCCAGATGCGGCAGTCCTCACTTTGATCAACGGCTGAATAAAAGCAATAGTTGCGCCAGATAGCGTTCCACTTGCGGAAAACCTTTGTGTCGCCAACGCCGCTGTAGTAACTGTTTGCGCTGCAAACCAAGGCGAATTTACATACGCAACCGCTGCCGTATAAGTGTTTGCTTGTAAATAAATTGCAGAAATATTTGTTTGTGATCCACCAACTTGACGCAAATATATGGATTCCGTCCATGCTTGCCCAGTCAATGCCGCAATAAAATTAGCAGTTTCTATTCCTATGTCTAAGTCACGAGAAGCAGTCATCGTGCCGTTGATACGAATGTCAATGTAAGTAATGCCGGATTCAGTTCCCGTGCCAATTACACTAGAAACCAATTCAGCGTTGGTTGTAGTTATTGTCCAATTCGTCGGAGCCGTCCCCGGCGTACCCGCCACCGCGCCCTGCATCGTGTTGTTGCGGATGCTATTCGTCCTCTGCTCCTCAATCAGCAGGCCACGCGGTTGCAGCGTAGAGGGGTTGTAGTCAAAGCGAGGGGCGTAGTACGCCGCTGTCGTAGTGGGGTAGTAGGTCGTCAGAGAGGATGTGACGCCGCCTTCCATGTTGGCGAGGTTGAGTTGGGCGCCCCACAAAAAAATCCCAGAAGTGCCGTTGCCGGTGTAAGTTGAGTTTGCGCCATCTTGCGGCATTATCCGCAGCGTTAATACTCCAGTTGTAGTTGTTGTCGGCATATTCATAACACACCGAAACCAACCGTTCCCAACGCTTGTTATTGATCCAGTTGATGTGCCATTAACTGAAGTTGCTGTAACGGCAGTAAGATTATAAACAAATACTTGCGCCGTCCCACCAAATCTGTCGCCTACAGCAAAAAGCCTTACGACTGTTCTACCTGCCGCTTTTACAAATACTGACAGACTAAATGCTGCGCTTGCGCCTACCGTGTATTGCTGCTGGACGTAGTGTTCGGAGTTAGCCGTATTTTCAACTAATGTATCTGCCGTGCTTTGCCCGCTCGGCGCAGTTGTGCTGTTTGTTGAAATGCTTGAATTTGAAACTGTCCAAGTCGTCGCAAAGTCCTCCGACTGCAACAGCAGATTATGCTTCGCATACACCAGCGTACCCGTGCTATCAAACAGCGTTGCCTGTGAGCCACGGGAGAAGGTGATGCCAGAGTCAAGGCTAGTCGCTCCCAGAAAGTCTAGGGAGAGCGTCGGTTTCGGGAACGTCGTGCAGCCCCAAGTGGCTAACATGACTTAATCCCAGAACACCGTGCAATCAACCGTCCCGCTGATCGTCACGACCAACGAGGTGTTAAACCGTCCCGGCATCGGGTAGAACGTCGCACCAACCGGGGTAAAGGTGTTCACCATTGTGGTAGCACCGTCGCTGACCTTGATCGTAGGCGTGGAGGATGCCGAGGCAACGAAAATGCCAAGGATGCCGCCCGTGCCGGTATAGATCGTGGTCGTTGAGGTGATGTTCTTAAAGTTCTGGCTTTCGTTGACCGGGGTACTCATATTCGCGCTCTCCTGCTCACCGTGCGGTCGTGTACCTGCCACATATCGTTGAGCGTAACCGTGTTGGCGGGGCCGACCATTAGGGGTTTTACCTCCAAGGCCGGGGTCTTGTCACTCTGCTCTGCGTATGATACCGCAAGCATACGAAAACTGTCTGCCGGATGGCTAGTCCAGTCGTGGCGTGGACTCTGACGGTAGGCTTTTTTGTCCTCGTCGTACTCTCGCTGGTACTGCCGTAGCGCCTCTATGCCGTCTCGGCACTTCTCGGCGTCAAACCACACGCGGGGCAGCGTCATGCGTACCGCTTGGATGCCTGACTGCACGCCAATGTCAGGAACAACAGCGAGTTTGGCGACATCCAGATGCACCGCCAGCTGCTCAATGATGCTCTTGCCCGTTTGCAAGCTCTTGGCTCTGGCGTCGTGCGGTAAATAGTGGCGGGCGTAACGGTAAGGCTTTGCCATCACCGTTGTGGCGATGTCGTAGATGTCAGCGCCCGACACCGCATAAAAGTCTATGACGCGGATTTCCCCGCGCCCGATCTGGTAGAACCAAATGGCGGTGTCGTCGCGGTAGCCCAAGTCCCACGCCGTGTATACCGGCAGGTCGGGGTTGTACGGCACCTGACAGATGCGGCCCTCTTGATCGGCCTCGCGCAGTTCCTTGCCGTAAAAAGCGCCGAGGATGGCAGCCTCAAAGCTGCACTCGTACTCCTGCAAATACTGATCCTCGGCCAATTGCGCCTGTGCGGCGGCTAGTTCGCCGCTAGGGAGCAGCCCGCTGGTAGAGGCTGGTAGGCGCAGCAGGAAC